CTGCAATAGGCGACGCGTAACCAGACGGGTATCTAATTTCTATGGTGCCTGTGTTTGCGCGCAGTTGGTCTAGTTGGGCTTGTACGCCTATAGACAAGTAGATACTTTGGACGTTGGTCAGCGCGGTGTAGTTAATGCTGTCTGTTGAATACGAGACGCTGTAACTTTGTAGTCCGAGAGTCATTAGAAAATGTTGCTCGTTCTAATTGGGATGGAGCCGTTTGTACGCATATAGCTTCTGAGTGCTGCGACTACTGCGTTTGGGTCTCCGCCGTTGACGTTGATTGTAATGTTGTTGCCCATTTTTGGCATATTGCGCCCAGAGAGAGGGATCACAGCCTCGGGGCCAGACTCGCCAATGACTGCAAGGGTCGCGGACTTTACGATGCCTCCGTCGCCGAGCATTGGGATCCGAGGTATGTCTGGAGGGTTGATTTTTATTTTCGGCCCAGGGCCTGGAGGGTCAATGGTGAACTCGAGCAGGCTGTTGATGCGGTCTATGAGCTGAGTGTTTACGACTGAGATAATGCCGTTGGCGAAGGCTTTGCCGATCTCTAGACCGAACTTGCCGAGATCCGAGAACGCCCCGAGAACAGCAGTAACGAGAGACTTTGCTAGCTCAAGGGCGAACCCTGCGAGCCCTTTGATTAGATCGGGCCCGATATCGACTAGCCATTTCAGCAGCGCGACTGAGAGCTTTGCTGTGGCTTTAATGAGTAGTGGGATGCCGTCGTTGACGATCCATTTAATCATGTCGCCAATGAACTTGCCGAGAGCGGTGAGGGCTTCTGGGCCTGACTCTTTAATCCAGGCTGTGAGCTTGTCTTTAAGCAGGGTCAGTTTTGCGCCGAGTAGTGGCAGGCCTTCATCGACGATCCAGTTGCCCATTTTGACTAGAAGGTTTTTAAGTGCTTCCAGAGCTATCGGGATGCCTTCTTTGAGCTTGTCGCCAAGCAACTTGAGAACTCCGCCAAGACCTTTTTCGTCAAAGACTTTAGAGACAGTTTCAAAAGCTGGAATGAGGGTTTTGGTTGCAAAGCCGACGATCTTTTCAAACGCTGGAAGGAGTGCTGTTCCGAGTGTTTCGGATGCTTCACCAAAAGCGTTCTTAAGTCTGTCAAAACGTCCGACCGCGCTATTAGAAAGTGCTTCCTGGCTTCCTCCGAAAGTGTCATTTACTGCTTCCATCGCGCCAGCAAAGTCTTTTGACTTAATGATGCTCGCATCGAGTGGGACGCCGAGCTTCTTTAACGCGCCCATCTGACCTAAAAACCCCTTAGCGAGCGCGGAGGTAGTTGCCTCCAGCGGCTTGCCTGTTGCCGCGGAAATATCCATAGCACTTTTGAGCAGGTCAAAGGCTTTAGTCGAGTTTCCTGTAGCTCTAACGAGTGTGCCGAGTCCGTTTCTCAGATCGTCGTCCGCCACTCCCGTTGCCAAGGTCATTGAAGAAATGAGATCTTCAATAGAAGAGATCTGATCATCGGTCGCGCCTGAAGAGTTCTTAAGAGTCTTGGCTAGGACTGCCTGCCCTTGAGCATCTTCTGCAGCTGCTTTGACTGACGCCCCGAGACCTGCTGCTATTGCTGCTCCGCCTATGGCTGCGAACTTGGCGACGTTCTTGAATACTTTTGTGGCTGAACCGCCGAAGCCTCCGATGGCTGAGTTAGCGAGGTCTATGCCTTTGCCGTTGAAGTCGGTAATGATCGGGATGTTTATTGCCATTACTGCATTTCCTTCTCAACTTTGTCCATGACGTCCTCTACAAGTTTGACAAGTCCGCTAGTTAGATCTGGTAGATACTTGTCTGCCGTAGGCCAGAGGACTCGAGAGTTTTTGCTTCTGAGGTTTCTATTGAAGTTTGCGCCTGGGTTAGCCAAGCCTGCAACCTCAAAAATTGCGCCTGTAGGACTGCTCTGTGTTATGTAAAGCACGCTTGACGCGCTCTTACGAGTAGCAGTTTTTAGCTTCACGCCAGCGCGGACTTTCGTAACTGACCAAGGAAGCAACTCTCTCCCCTGCTTATCTATCCACTTACTTTTCATACCCGAAAGAGGCATCTCTGGATAAGCAGCTTTAGCCGCGTTCACGAGTGGGGCTGCAATGTTCTTGGCTTCACGATTGAAGTCTTTGCGATACTCAGGATCTATTTTCCGTAGCGAGATGATTGCCTGCTTTGCGCCTTTGATCTCTGATTTCATTTCGATCATCGTTAATCCTTTCGGCGTCTATTAAGCACATCTATCACAGTATTTAGATCTGTGTAAGTGAACTCTATTAGTGGGGGCCAGTAGCCAGTCTCGACAAGTAACTCGGCGAGACTGCGCCCTACTGATCCCCTTGTGTGGGGTTTGCTGACTCTGTTTCCAAGACTTCAAGATTGACTAACTTTTTAAGAAAGTCATCCAAAACGACTGGAGGGTTATGTCCTTGCTGTTTGGCTGCTTCGTGGGCGAGGTAGCCAAGCATCTCTATAGAGATACCGTTTGCCAGGTCGGACGCTTTGACTTTGTATTTCCGCTCTAGCTGCACAAGATGGAAAAGATTAGTTTCAACAACGTAATCTTCTTCTCCTGTGTTGATCTTGATAGATAATTTCATGGGATTTCCTTTGCACGGTAGGGAATTGTTTTATGGGGTAATGTCGCGAACCCAGGTTCCACCCGAGAAGCTCACTTCAAAAACTTGAAGCTCTCCGACGGTGTAGGCGTAAGCGTTGTTTGCGATCATGGTATTACTGATCGTCCATTCTGGATTGCTGGCACTGATTGCGCCCGAGTCCTTTTTGACGACAATGGTGGTCGTTCCAAGTCCAACTTGAGCTGCAAGAGTTGCTTCTACTTCTCCTGCTCCGTATGAAGCGTAAAGAGTAAGCGTGCCTTCTACTGTCTGTAATCCTGGAACCATGCGCTCGCCGAGGTCTCCGAAGGCTGTGCTGGTTAATGGGTTACTGCCTAGGGTGAAACTAATACTCGAGGCCTGATCCGTTAGATCAACTGTCGCCAAAAGTAATGAGCTTGGCTGTGATAGGTAAGTGGTTGTTGCCATGATTTCTCCTATGGGTTTCTAGAGGTTCCCACACGAACTACTAGATCGTATGAGGGTATGTCTTGTGATCCGATTGTCGTGACAGAAGGACTCCCTGAGATGAGGGAGATCGCGCTGTTCATGATCGTGTCGGCTGTGGTGATGAGGTAATCGCTGGCGTCGCTGTTGCCAGGGGGAGCTGCGAGGATCCTCAGTCCGAAAGTTATTTCGGCGATGTTGCTGTTAAAGCATGTAAAGGTGGGGGGCTCAACAAAGACTGTCATAGGTCTAGCGTTACGCGCATCGGTAACTACTGCCAGTCCGAGTCCCGTGAGCGAGGCTACAAGGGTGTTCTGGGCGCTTGCAAAGATGCCTGATGCACTCATGCGACTTGGCTCCGATTGACGCCGAGGAGACGGTTGATTTGTCCCATCGAGCCGACTGTGCCTGGGATGTTCATCGCTTCAAAACTAGAAAAGGAGTCCACGCTTCCTCTTTCACGATATAACGAACCCGCCACCATCGTCACTCCCAATTTTACGTCCGCGCCTGGGACGGTAGTGAGCGAGTCAAAATAACCTGCTTCCTTACGTCGCCGAAACGCGAACGCGCAACTGGCCTCCGTGCAGGCAGTTACGAAAGCGGTATCGTTTGCCGTAGCGACAGCGATACCGAGCCAAGCGAGAACATCAGCTGCGACGATCCAGGTGCAGGTCTGAGTCCATGTGAGCGTCCCAGTCGGGATTGCTGCACTACGTTCCAGATCGTCGCCCACGTCATAAAAAATGACCTGGTTCCCGATGTAAACGTCGTAATCAAAAACTAGATCGCCTTCAGCATCGACGCCTTCAAAGTAGTAAGGGTTAATTGCGTAAACGGTATGAGCGCCGTTTAATCCGTGACCTAAGCCTGCGAGCGTGATGCTTTGACCGATACCGATATCCGTGTCCTCGAGAGTTTGCACCACGGCGTAGTCGTCTAGTCGCTGATGATGAGTGACTGCAAATACTGCCATGGTGCAAACTTTCTGAGTGGCTTAGTGGGGACTAGGCCTGTGGGATTTTCATGAACTGGTTAGCGTCGATCATTTTCGGCGCAAAATACCCTCTGAAGGCAATTGTGCGAGAGAGCGTAGATGGATTGTCCAGGCTGATTGCGCCCTTCTGCTGCTCATAGCAACGGAAAGCACCAGTAGCAGCTGCACCAACAATGGTGGTCTTTGCTGCAAAGTTGGTATCAACCACGAGACGCAAACCAAAGACGATTGCTTCACGAGAACCTGCGTTCATTGAACCAAATGCGTTCATTGGGCCAACCTGCGGGAACAATGGTCGTCCTTGGTCGTCGCTCAAAGTTCCAAGTTGTGCAAATACGTCACCAGAGACGAAGAGATGATCTGGGAGGTAGTTCCCGTTAGCGAGGATGGTGTTCGCGCATGCGTAAACTTTTTGCACCCAGTCTGAAGGGTCTGTCGGTGCGACGTTACCTGTGGTCTGTGATGTGCCAGCGAGAAGCGCGTCGGCTGCTGCATTGTCTGTGGCAAGGGCGTATTTTTTGCCCATGTCCTCAAGGAGACCTTGGAGAACTTCTGGAGAAGTCCAGTCAATTGAAGCCTCGGACACTTCGACGTATCCGCCGTAGATGTCTTTTGTGATTTGGATGTCATCAACAATGAATTGTCCAGCGGTGATTGTGGTGTTCTGTGTTTGTGGGCCACCGATAGAAGTGTGAGTCGTGATTTTTGGAACGATGAACACCTTGCCGCTTTGTGGCATTTGGCGTGCGCCGATTGCATCCACGACAGGCCTCAAGCCCTGAATTCCCGAATAAATTGGGGCCAAAATTGGCAATGGCAAAATTCCATCCAGGTCGGCTGTGGTCACGTCTGGAGCTGCAGCGCGGACTCGAGCGTTGAACTCGGCAGCGATAGCGCCACCTTGCATCTGTGCGGAGATCCACTCGCCAGCGGAAGGAAGTTTGAACTCTTGCTTAGCTTGTGCGTAGATAATTGGGTTTGTGGGGGTTGTTGCCGACTCTGCTGACTCGGCCTTGATTGCTTCTGACACTTTTTCCTCCTCAGGGGTGTCTAGGGTTTCTTCTTCTTCTTCGCTTTCCTCAGGATCGGCCGAGGCTGCGATTTCTGTGATTACTGCTTCCGAAAAAGCAGGAACCGCGACAAGTGAGAGCTCGATCATCTGTGCTTTAGACACGATCATCACTCCTGCTTTGTCAAACTTAAATTGGATCGGATTTGCTCCGACTGATACTGAGTCATACGCGCCAGCCTGGAGCAAGGCAACAACGTCCGCCGATGCTCTTGTCCGCGCCAGCGTTGCTTCGAACTCAAGACCTGCATCGCTATCGGAAATAGAAGTGACTACTCCGCGAAGTTGGCCCATGTCATGGTTCTCCAGCAGTTTTGCTGGTTTTTGATTTAGGTCAAACGCGCCACGTAAAAACTTTACGCGCTGACCTCCTGAGACAGTTGCAACAACGTCCCAGGGGACGGCTATGCCTGCGATACGCGCTGGGCGGTTGTCGTCGCCTGCCTCGGCGATGATTAGATCTATGTCTGCATGAAATTGGATCATGATTACTCCAGATTGTTTGTGTCGGATAGCGGATTGACTTCTGGCTCTCGCATAACTGGCTCTGCCATATCTGGGGCGTAGAGGCCGATGTATTCCTCGAGATCGAATTGGCAGTGCCTTCCCCTCGGGAGAACATCGTCCATAGACAAGCGTTCCTCGATGGCATGAAGCAACGGACGCGCTCCGAAGAGCAGCAAGTCTTGTCGCGCCTGTTGCGCATTTGCGTAAGTCATACCGCTCTGGTCAATAGCCAGCAAGTAGGCAGGAATGTCCATAAGGCGAGACAGTTCTTTTGTCTGATACTCGCGCCCTTCGACGAGCTGCAATTTGCTCGGGTC